AAGCACTAGTTTGCGTTGTGAGGCGTTTGGAGGATGAACCGGAGCGCCGAATGCGTTGCGGCGCTCCTAGGGCTGTTACTGGCGGGCGGCCTTTTCCAGGTGGCCCAACGCAAGATCCAGGATGGATTCTTCGGCCTCGGGCTGCAGCTTACCCTCGGCATCCATCGGCAGATACGGTCGTGCCGGAATGTCGCCCCACAGGTTCGGAAACTCTTCCTGGCTACCGCCGAAGTGCATCATGGCGGCGTACACCTTGTTACTGCCAACCAGGGCGCTGCTGTCGGTTGCTTGCGTCGTGACCGATGCGGCCAAGCCTCCAGCACTCACCTGAAGCATCTGCCCAGGCCAGGTGCTGTTCGCCTCGCGCCGAGAAGTGGTGACCTCGGACAGCGTTTGCCATGGATCATCGCCCTGCGCCTCGGCCTCGAAGTTCTCCTCGGTGATGCTGGCGAAGTCTGCCGTGATACCGCGCATCAGTGGTGCCAGATCGCCGACGGCCCATTCAACTCGACGGAGTACTTCCTGGACTCGCTGATGATCCAGTTCGAGGGTGATCATATGGCCTCCTTACGTTTCAGTGCCTCGGCCAGACCTTCGCCTGGACTGTGATTAAAACCGGGGTCGGTGCGGAACTGGCGAACCTTACCGTTGGCATCAGGCACTCTGACAATGGTCACCTCTGCAGTGCGGATCTCTCCAGTACGTTTGTTGACACCAACTTCGACGGTCTCGGTGCGCACGTTACCGTTGCTGTAAACCAGTGTTAACTTGCGCCGCTTCATGGCTGCTTCAGATAGCGTGGTCACCCGACAGCGGCAGTTGAAACCGTTGGGTGGGAAGATGGTGAACCAGATCGGGTCGTCATGCCGATACACCACACCGTTGAGTGCGGCATGACTGGGGCGGGTCTTGCCATCCATCACTGCGATGTAGCGCCAGTACGGATGGGTCTCGACCGCTTCCTCCATGGAGGCCTTGCGGCCGGCCATATAGGCACTCTGCAGGTTGGTCTGGTAGATGGTCTTGAGGCGCCGTGGGCTGCCCAACTGGACCATCTCGGCGTTGCCCTCACTGTCGACCAGGACCTGCTTGCCCCACCAACCTTGTTGCTCCAGGACAGGCTGCAGCTCCTTGGTGAACTGCTGCAGGGTCTTACCTTCCTGCAGGGCGCTTTCCAGTGATTCGCGAATGTCCGACAGCAGATCCAGGCGCATAGCCTTCGCCACGGTAAATGCCTGGTCGTGGGCCGCATCGAGCATGTCCTGCCAATCCCAGGTAACCGCATAGCCCTTGCCCTTGAGGTAGGCAATGGCGGCGGCTGGCTCCAAGCCGAAGATCGCTTTGAGATCGGCCGGATTGACCGGCTGTGCATTGGCCACGGTCAATCCTCCCGGTCGGCTGCGGCGCTCAGGCGGCCCCAGAGGTTCGCCATGAAGATCAGCCTGGCCAGTGTCGCCTGCAAGGCGGTCGCGTCCAGGTCAGGGCTGACTTCAGCAAGGAGTCCCAACACCTCGGCTTCATCGCGGCCTTTCTGCAGGGCCTCAATCACAGGCAGCAATGCTTGCTCGGCCTGCTGCTGGAGATCCGCTGGGGCCAAGCCATCAATGGCCTGGTCCAAGGCGTACTGGTCCAGCACCGGGCGCACGCCAGGCTCAGCAAACTCAGCCGAGGCTTCAGCTGGAAGAGCGGACGGCGCCGGGGCGATCTCGATGTCACCATCCTGCAGGTTGTAGGTACGTTGCCAATAGGCTGTGGTGAATCTGACTCCAGACTCGGTCAGCGACTTGTCGCGCTCGGCCAGGGCCTTGTCGATCTGCTCCTGCTCCCATAGCTCGTAGACGGGAGCGTCGACACCTTCACCGAAGTTGAGATCAACCACCCGGCGAATGACCGCGTTGAGTGTGGCCGCGACAATGCTCGCGTCACCATCACGGATATCCTCGGTCACATCCAGGCCGGCCTGGGCGCTGGCCCGGTTCGCCTCTGCCTCGGTGGTCTGGTTCTGCCCCAGCAGCGCCACGTTGATTTCGCTGCGGCAGTACATCAGCAGTTCACGATAGACATCGGCGCTCCCGGTCTTGCCGGCCGCTTCCTTGATCTCGACGCTGGAGTCATTCGGTATGACCGCCACCGCATCCTGGACCATCCCTTCAAGGCTATCCAACAGGTCATCGGTTTCCTTGGTCGATGCCCCGCGCGGGTGCTTACCAATTAACCATGGGCTGCCGTACTTCTCGGTGAACTGGACCCAGAACTTCATGCCACCCTTCATGAACACCACGGGCCAGAAGCACATGGAGAGATCGGCGAAGCCATAAGGGTTGTTGTAGGTGGCGTCCTGGCGAGCCACGACGAAACGCTGCGGATCGCACAGCTCACCCTGGATGCCGGCATCGCGAGCACGGAAGCGCAGCTGGTTGTCCTGGTCGTACAAAAACCACTCGGCAGGCTTGCCCAGCAAATCCTCTGGCACCAGGTGCAGTCCTACGGGCTTCCACATTAGCTCCACCGGCTGAAACCCAAACAGCGCGGCATCGAGCAGCTCGCGGACAATACGGTCGAGATCAAGGTCGGCCAGCCAGTCCCGGATGAACCGTTCCACACGCACTGGGGCTTTGGCCCGCTTCAGATCGCGCTCCAGGGCCAGCACCGACGATTTACGGCGCCGGATATTCCCACCGACCAGGGCGGAACTGCGTAGGTCGCGATAGACCTTGATGTCCTTACCCTGGGCTTTGAGGATTGGGTCAGGGTTCGGCAGGTACATGCCCAGTGCCTGGGCATCGAAGCTGCGGCCACGGCTGGCAATATGGTCGGTGAGGCTCTTGTCACGCTTGGCCTCGGCGAAGGTGACGAACTCGGTGGGGCTGACCCACACGCCTTTGCTGCTCATGCGTACCCCTGAGTAATGCGGGCCATCGTTCTGCGACGGCGGGATTTGACGGTGACGGGACCCGAGGCTGCCTCCAAAGTGGCGAAGGTGGCCAGCACACCAGCGCCGGCGAAGTCGCCGTGGCGATAGAGTTCCGGGTCCTTGAGGTCTTGCTGACGGGCTTTAACGATCATCGGGATGCCATCCACGGTTTCGATAGCGCGGATGTCCTGCTGCAGCGAGTCATCTCTTGGCAGCGTGATCGTGCCGTCCTCGAACAGACCCACGAAGCGCGGCATCCAGGCGCCATACCAGGCACGTGACAGCTTCACCTGGTGGATGCGTTCGTGACCGAACTCATCGGCGGTATCTTCGGCGAGGGTTTCGCCGTTACCGGAGGCGTCCAGGGCAGCGCCGATGAAGTTCGGCAGTGCGCGCAGGATGGTGAACAGCACCTGCTGTTGCTGGCGGGTCGGAACCTTATGCATCTCCACGACGAAGGGCACATCGCGGTGACGCTGCTGGTCGACCGACATGGGACAGATGATCGAAAAGTCGCGATGACGGGCATAGTCCATGCCCAAGAACCAGCGCAGCTCCGGGTCGAGCTGCTGCAGCAGCGGCACCAAGTACGGCTCTATCCAAGCGTCAACATAAGCCTCGCGGCGGTAAACCGCTTGCTGGGTGAAACTCTCGTCCAGGGCCAGACGCAGTACCTGGCGGTCTGGACGCATGGCGTCCTCGATCCACACACCCGGTACGCACACGCCGTTGCCGTCACGGGGGATGGCATCCAGTTCCTCACGCATCTGCGCCTTGCGCGGGCCATAGGCGTTGCGAATGGACTTGTACCAAGCTTCCTTGCCTTCTGCCGTGGGTGCCTCGCCACGCATCATGCAGCGCCGTTCATACAACCCATTGGCCACTGCATCGTCGAAGGTGGCCTTGTAGACCACGGCGGCATCGCCATACCGGCCTTCCTGGATGTCGGTGATCATCTGGTTAAAGGCGTTGGCCTTGCCATTGTGGGTGCTGATGATGACGATGCGGCCGCCCCAGATCAGCAACGCGGTCGCCGCATCGAGCACGGCGGAGACGTTCCGATGATAGGCCGCCTCGTCGATGATCACCTTGCCCTGCAGGCCGCGCAGGTTCGCTGGGTTGCTCGATAGCGCGACGATCTTGAAGCCCGAGGCGTAGCGAATACGGTAGGCGTTGATCTGACGGGTGTTGCCCGATTCATCCTGGTCCTCGAACAGGAACTCCTCGATCTCACTGACACCCGACGCCTGAGCTTCGGCGATCACGCGGGAGAACTTGGCACAGTAGCCGATGAACTCCAGACCCTTTTCCTTGGTGTCACCGACGTAGAACACGTCCATGCCGCCTGCGCTCTTGCGCGAGGCGGCGGTGATCACCGAGTCCAGGGCTTCGGCAAAGGTGATGCCGGTACGGCGGCCTTTCTCGCACAGCTTGATCTGGGCGCTGATGGCCAGCCAGTCGGCCTGGTGCGCCATCAGCAGGCCTTCGGTGATCGGGTTGTAACCGTGCGGGATGGACCGAACAGACTCCGGCAGCTCGTCCCATTCGACAACGCGCAGCGTGCTGGTGCTGGGCTTCACGGCCGGCTGGCTCATACCTTCACCCCAAGGAACTTCTGTCGCCAGAACAGGGCCTGTTCTTCGTCCATGCCACCGCTGCGGACTTCCTTGTCCAGCTCGGCAGCTTGCTCCTGGAGCAGGCGTTCACGGGCCGCTTTCTCGATGGCCTGTCGCTCTTTAACGCTCAGGGTCCGGGCTTCCATGGTGGCCTTGGCGGCACGGGCCAAGGTGGCCACTTCCTTGATGGTGACGTCGTCGTTCTCATGAGCGCCCAGCGCAGCCTGGTAGGTCAGCGTCGAGATGGCCTCGACCAGCAAGGCGCCGGTCTTGTCGCTGGCATCCTCGCCGAGGGCGCCGACGAAGGCTTCAGCCTGCTCACGGGTCTGCCGTGCCTTCTCGGTGAGCTGCTCGAAGCCCACCTTGAAACGTCCCAGGGCGCTGCGGCTGGGTGCCTTTTCGTTGGGGAAGCGATGGCGGATGTCCTCCAGCATCTCATCCAAGGTCATCCGGTCTTCGCGCAGCAGCTTCTGGATGTACGCTTTGACCATCGGGGGCAGACGGTTGATGGAGGATTTACCCGCCATAGTCAGGCCCCCGGACGCTTGATGCCGGGAACACGCGCACGGCCAGCAGAAATGTCCTGGCCCCGCTCGGTCAGCGTGGCCACCAGCACCGGGCCGATATCATCCAGCGACACCGCACCTTGCTCGGAAAGCCACTGCAGCTCGGTCTTGACTTGGTCACGACTGACACTGTGACCGTAGCTGTCCAAGGCAGCATTTAGCACAGAACTGTTGGCGCGGTATGCCGGCATCTCCACCAGCAAGCGCAGGATCACCAGGCGCATATCCTGGCGCAGGAAGTCAGCGTACTGGCTCATGCTTTCTCTCGCAGCAGATAGTCATTGATGCGGTCCACCGCACGGGTCAAGCCCTGCATGGCGACCAGTTCAGCCCTGACAGCCTTCATGTCACCGAGTAGTTCAGTGATGGCCGCGTGATCGGGCAGATGGCGAATGCGCTCTTCCAGGGCAACGATACGGGTGCGCAGCTCCAGCATTTCCTGGGCGCTGGCGGCCTGGCGATTGGTCATCCAGGTGTAGATACCGATGACTGTGACCACCACCCATTGCACAGTCTGGAAACCGAAGTCGAGTTCGTTCAGGTTCATCGCAAGCCCCGCTTGGTCAGTTGCTCCAGGGTGGTTTTGCATTCAACACAGAGGTCGGTACCGGGCTCGGCCAGGCGGCGTGCCTCCGGGATCGCATCGCCGCACTCTTCACAGCGATAGGCGGACGGCCCCGAACGCTGCTGCAGACTGGATCGATGCGCGTGCAGCGCGGCTTCGGTGAAGTCGTTGTCTTGTGCCAAATCAGCTACATCCATATGCGGTCATTCCTTACGCTGAAACGCGACGAGTTGGGCACGAATTCCCAAAGCCCAACGACCGTAATCCTGGGCAAAGGCAAGGATGTCTGCAGGGGTGACCCCGCTTTCCAGTAGTTCTTCTGCAGTACCGGGGGTGGGCCAGGCGGCTCCATCAGCGATGGCGGCGTCGGGGCCTGGGGTGCTGGCTCGCACAGGGGAGCCTCCGAGGGCAAGGTTGAAGTCGCGCAGCCAGCCAGCAGTGAATACGCAACGAGGGATA